TGCCTGAGCAGACATCGCCATCAGTACTGATGCAGCTACAGCAGAAATTGCCACTGTTAATTTTTTCATCGTGAGCCCTTTTATTTGAACTATTATTTAAAAATGATGTCACTGCACTACAAATATTCATCTAATCAATGAGAAATTGCCACTGTTAATTTTTTCATTGTACGCCCTTTTTTTTGAACTATTATTAAAAAATGATGTCACTGCGCGATAAATATTCATCTAATCAATGCGATTATTTCAAGATGTAAGTTTTAGTTTCTCATTTAATTTGTGAAGTAGATCTCTATTTTTATCTGAACCTTTTCTATCTAATCCTATTCATGGCTCTTGTTTGAACGAAAATAAATCTATTAGCTAATTTATATTAATGGCACTTATTTATAAGCGCTCTATAATTCTTTAGCTTAATTTAAACAAACTAAAAATAACATCGGAAATTATTCATTGGTTATTTGTTGAAGTTTTCTTATGTATTTGTGGTGGTGTTTTGAACACTCGGTGGCATTCTCACAAATATCATTTAGTAGTTTACGTACGTAAAAAATTGGTTATGCTGTTAAGAGTGGTTACTTCGTCACACAGCTTAAACCCGCCGTCGAGCGGGTTTTTCCATTTTTTGAGTCTCGATATTAGCTGATAACCCAATACCTGAGTTATTCACTGACTCCAAATCTGTTACGTTTCTGCCTTTATTGCGATACGTAGTATCCCCTTAATTTACACCCGCTTTGTCTGCGAGGTGGGGTTATGAAATCCATGGATAAGTTAACAACGGGTGTCGCCTATGGCACCTCAGCAGGTAGTGCCGGGTACTGGTTTTTACAGTTGCTCGATAAAGTCACGCCCTCACAGTGGGCGGCAATAGGTGTGCTGGGTAGTCTGGTATTTGGCTTGCTGACGTATCTGACAAACCTTTATTTCAAGATTAAAGAAGATAAGCGTAAGGCTGCGAGAGGTGAATAATGTCGCCATCATTACGCAAGGCTATTGCTGCTGCTATTGGTGGTGGGGCTGTTGCCATAGCGTCTGTGCTCATCACTGGTCCGAGTGGTGACGATGGCCTGGAAGGTGTCAGCTACATACCATACAAAGATATCGTTGGCGTATGGACTGTATGTCACGGACACACCGGAAAAGACATCATGCTCGGTAAAACGTATACCGAAGCAGAATGCAAAGCCCTCCTGAATAAAGACCTTGCCACTGTCGCCAGACAAATTAACCCGTACATCACAGTCGATATACCGGAAACAACGCGCGGCGCTCTTTACTCATTCGTTTACAACGTGGGCGCTGGCAATTTCAGAACATCGACGCTTCTTCGCAAAATAAACCAGGGCGATATCAAAGGCGCATGTGATCAGCTACGGCGCTGGACATACGCTGGCGGTAAGCAATGGAAAGGGCTGATGACTCGCCGTGAGATTGAGCGTGAAGTCTGTTTGTGGGGGCAACAATGAGCATGATTTGCTTTTTCATGGCAGCGTTGCTCGCATTCAATGGCAACGATGCGTGGCCGTGGTTTCTGGCTGTTGGAGTGTTGATGTCATGAGTCGGTTAACCGCGATTATCTCCGCTCTGCTCATCTGCATCATCGTCTGCCTGTTATGGACTGTTAATCATTACCGTGATAACGCCATTACCTACAAAGCCCAGCGCGACAAAAATGCCAGAGAACTGAAGCTGGCGAATGCGGCAATTACTGACATGCAGATGCGTCAGCGTGATGTTGCTGCGCTCGATGCAAAATACACGAAGGAGTTAGCTGATGCGAAAGCTGAAAATGATGCTCTGCGTGATGATGTTGCCGCTGGTCGTCGTCGGTTGCACATCAAAGCAGTCTGTCAGTCAGTGCGTGAAGCCACCACCGCCTCCGGCGTGGATAATGCAGCCTCCCCCCGACTGGCAGACACCGCTGAACGGGATTATTTCACCCTCAGAGAGAGGCTGATCACGATGCAAAAACAACTGGAAGGAACCCAGAAGTATATTAATGAGCAGTGCAGATAGAGCTGCCCATATCGATGGGCAACTCATGCAATTATTGTGAGCAATAGACACGCGCTTCCAGCGGAGTATAAATGCCTAAAGTAATAAAACCGAGCAATCCATTTACGAATGTTTGCTGGGTTTCTGTTTTAACAACATTTTCTGCGCCGCCACAAATTTTGGCTGCATCAACAGTTTTCTCCTGTCCAATTCCCGAAACGAAGAAATGATGGGTGATGGTTTCCTTTGGTGTTACTGCTGTCGGTTTGTTTCCAACAGTAAACGTCTGTTGAGCACATCCTGTAATAAGCATTGCCAGAGCGGCAGAAAACAACATTTTTTTCATCTTATTATCCTGCATTGTTAAAAACGGCAGAATCCTATGTGACAACAATTAAACGATAGTTAAATGGATTGATGAAAATTAAAACTATATAGGTGGATGCTCAGCCTATTGGAGGAGGGAGGCACTCAGAATCCTGTGGAATGAAATAAACCGCTCTATCTGTCCATTACCCTTTTAGCTGCGCTGTATCGTCGCCGTATTCCCGCATTAACCATGACCGTAGCCCGACGGGGAATTCCTTCTGCGTGAGTGTGCGGGAATAATCAAAAACGATGCACACCGGGTTTTTACCGCGTTTATGGTTCGCGGGGGGGGGGCCCTCATGCTCGCCAGTCCTGTGCGGGGGTGGAAGAAACAGGACGTGTATTCAGGTCTGTGTGACTGTGGTCGCAAGACTTTTGTCGTTCAGCTATTAAATCCCATTACGAAGTAGACCAGAACGGCCAACGGGTCCTTTCCGGCGATCCGACAGGTTACGGGGCGGCGACCTCGCGGGTTTTCGCTATTTATGAAAATTTTCCGGTTTAAGGTGTTTCCGTTCTTCTTCGCCGTAACCTAATGTTTTTATTTAAAACACCCCCTGAAAAGAAAGGAAACGACAGGTCCTGAAAGCGAGCTTTTTGGCCTCTGTCGTTTCCTTTCTCTGTTTTTGTCCGTGGAATGAGCAATGGAAGTCAACAAAAAGCAGCTGGCTGACATTTTCGGTGCGAGTATCCGTACCATTCAGAACTGGCAGGAACAGGGAATGCCCGTTCTGCGAGGCGGTGGCAAGGGTAATGAGGTGCTTTATGACTCTGCCGCCGTCATAAAATGGTATGCCGAAAGGGATGCTGAAATTGAGAACGAAAAGCTGCGCCGGGAGGTTGAAGAACTGCTGCAGGCCAGCGAGACAGATCTCCAGCCAGGGACTATTGAGTACGAACGCCATCGACTTACGCGTGCGCAGGCCGATGCACAGGAGCTGAAAAATGCCAGAGACTCCGCTGAAGTGGTGGAAACCGCATTCTGTACTTTCGTGCTGTCGCGTATCGCAGGTGAAATTGCCAGTATTCTCGACGGGATCCCCCTGTCGGTGCAGCGGCGTTTTCCGGAACTGGAAAACCGACATGTTGATTTCCTGAAACGGGATATCATCAAAGCCATGAACAAAGCAGCCGCGCTGGATGAACTGATACCGGGGTTGCTGAGTGAATATATCGAACAGTCAGGTTAACAGGCTGCGGCATTTTGTCCGCGCCGGGCTTCGCTCACTGTTCAGGCCGGAGCCACAGACCGCCGTTGAATGGGCGGATGCCAGTTACTATCTCCCGAAAGAATCCGCATACCAGGAAGGGCGCTGGGAAACACTGCCCTTTCAGCGGGCCATCATGAATGCGATGGGCAGTGACTACATCCGCGAGGTGAATGTGGTGAAGTCTGCCCGTGTTGGTTATTCCAAAATGCTGCTGGGTGTTTATGCCTACTTCATAGAGCATAAGCAGCGCAACACCCTTATCTGGTTGCCGACGGATGGTGATGCCGAGAACTTTATGAAAACCCACGTTGAGCCGACTATCCGTGATATTCCGTCGCTGCTGGCGCTGGCACCGTGGTATGGCAAAAAGCACCGGGATAACACGCTCACCATGAAGCGTTTTACCAATGGGCGTGGCTTCTGGTGCCTGGGCGGTAAAGCGGCAAAAAACTACCGTGAAAAGTCAGTGGATGTGGCGGGTTATGATGAACTTGCTGCCTTTGATGAGGATATTGAACAGGAAGGCTCTCCGACGTTCCTGGGCGATAAGCTTATTGAAGGCTCGGTCTGGCCAAAGTCCATCCGTGGCTCCACGCCCAAAGTGAGAGGCACCTGCCAGATTGAGCGTGCAGCCAGTGAATCCCCGCATTTTATGCGTTTTCATGTTGCCTGCCCGCACTGTGGGGAGGAGCAGTACCTTAAATTTGGCGATAAAGAGACGCCGTTTGGCCTCAAATGGACGCCGGATGATCCCTCCAGCGTGTTTTATCTCTGCGAGCATAATGCCTGCGTCATCCGTCAGCAGGAGCTGGACTTTACTGATGCCCGTTATATCTGCGAAAAGACCGGGATCTGGACCCGTGATGGCATTCTCTGGTTTTCGTCATCCGGTGAAGAGATTGAGCCACCGGACAGTGTGACCTTTCACATCTGGACGGCGTACAGCCCGTTCACCACCTGGGTTCAGATTGTCAAAGACTGGATGAAGACGAAAGGGGATACGGGAAAACGTAAAACCTTCGTAAACACCACGCTCGGTGAGACGTGGGAGGCGAAAATTGGCGAACGTCCGGATGCTGAAGTGATGGCAGAGCGGAAAGAGCATTATTCAGCGCCCGTTCCTGACCGTGTGGCTTACCTGACCGCCGGTATCGACTCCCAGCTGGACCGCTACGAAATGCGCGTATGGGGATGGGGGCCGGGTGAGGAAAGCTGGCTGATTGACCGGCAGATTATTATGGGCCGCCACGACGATGAACAGACGCTGCTGCGTGTGGATGAGGCCATCAATAAAACCTATACCCGCCGGAATGGTGCAGAAATGTCGATATCCCGTATCTGCTGGGATACTGGCGGGATTGACCCGACCATTGTGTATGAACGCTCGAAAAAACATGGGCTGTTCCGGGTGATCCCCATTAAAGGGGCATCCGTCTACGGAAAGCCGGTGGCCAGCATGCCACGTAAGCGAAACAAAAACGGGGTTTACCTTACCGAAATCGGTACGGATACCGCGAAAGAGCAGATTTATAACCGCTTCACACTGACGCCGGAAGGGGATGAACCGCTTCCCGGTGCCGTTCACTTCCCGAATAACCCGGATATTTTTGATCTGACCGAAGCGCAGCAGCTGACGGCTGAAGAGCAGGTCGAAAAATGGGTGGATGGCAGGAAAAAAATACTGTGGGACAGCAAAAAGCGACGCAATGAGGCGCTCGACTGCTTCGTTTATGCGCTGGCGGCGCTGCGCATCAGTATTTCCCGCTGGCAGCTGGATCTCAGTGCGCTGCTGGCGAGCCTGCAGGAAGAGGATGGTGCAGCAACCAACAAGAAAACACTGGCAGATTACGCCCGTGCCTTATCCGGAGAGGATGAATGACGCGACAGGAAGAACTTGCCGCTGCCCGTGCGGCACTGCATGACCTGATGACAGGTAAACGGGTGGCAACAGTACAGAAAGACGGACGAAGGGTGGAGTTTACGGCCACTTCCGTGTCTGACCTGAAAAAATATATTGCAGAGCTGGAAGTGCAGACCGGCATGACACAGCGACGCAGGGGACCTGCAGGATTTTATGTATGAAAACGCCCACCATTCCCACCCTTCTGGGACCGGACGGCATGACATCGCTGCGCGAATATGCCGGTTATCACGGCGGTGGCAGCGGATTTGGAGGGCAGTTGCGGGCGTGGAACCCACCGAGTGAAAGTGTGGATGCAGCCCTGCTGCCCAACTTTACCCGTGGCAATGCCCGCGCAGACGATCTGGTACGCAATAACGGCTATGCCGCCAACGCCATCCAGCTGCATCAGGATCATATCGTCGGGTCTTTTTTCCGGCTCAGTCATCGCCCAAGCTGGCGCTATCTGGGCATCGGGGAGGAAGAAGCCCGTGCCTTTTCCCGCGAGGTTGAAGCGGCATGGAAAGAGTTTGCCGAGGATGACTGCTGCTGCATTGACGTTGAGCGAAAACGCACGTTTACCATGATGATTCGGGAAGGTGTGGCCATGCACGCCTTTAACGGTGAACTGTTCGTTCAGGCCACCTGGGATACCAGTTCGTCGCGGCTTTTCCGGACACAGTTCCGGATGGTCAGCCCGAAGCGCATCAGCAACCCGAACAATACCGGCGACAGCCGGAACTGCCGTGCCGGTGTGCAGATTAATGACAGTGGTGCGGCGCTGGGATATTACGTCAGCGAGGACGGGTATCCTGGCTGGATGCCGCAGAAATGGACATGGATACCCCGTGAGCTACCCGGCGGGCGCGCCTCGTTCATTCACGTCTTTGAACCCGTGGAGGACGGGCAGACCCGAGGTGCAAATGTGTTTTACAGCGTGATGGAGCAGATGAAGATGCTCGACACGCTGCAGAACACGCAGCTGCAGAGTGCCATTGTGAAGGCGATGTATGCCGCCACCATTGAAAGTGAGCTGGATACGCAGTCAGCGATGGATTTTATTCTGGGCGCGAACAGTCAGGAGCAGCGGGACAAGCTGACCGGCTGGATTGGTGAAATTGCCGCGTATTACTCCGCCGCACCGGTCCGGCTGGGAGGCGCAAAAGTGCCGCACCTGATGCCGGGTGACTCACTGAACCTGCAGACGGCTCAGGACACGGATAACGGCTACTCCGTGTTTGAGCAGTCACTGCTGCGGTATATCGCTGCCGGGCTGGGTGTCTCGTATGAGCAGCTTTCCCGGAATTACGCCCAGATGAGCTACTCCACGGCACGGGCCAGCGCGAACGAGTCGTGGGCGCACTTTATGGGGCGGCGAAAATTCGTCGCATCCCGTCAGGCGAGTCAGATGTTTCTGTGCTGGCTGGAAGAGGCTATCGTTCGCCGCGTGGTGACGTTACCTTCAAAAGCGCGCTTCAGCTTTCAGGAAGCCCGCAGTGCCTGGGGGAACTGTGACTGGATAGGCTCCGGTCGTATGGCCATCGATGGTCTGAAAGAAGTGCAGGAAGCGGTGATGCTGATAGAAGCCGGACTGAGCACCTACGAGAAAGAGTGCGCGAAACGCGGTGACGACTATCAGGAAATTTTTGCCCAGCAGGTCCGTGAAACGATGGAGCGCCGTGCAGCCGGTCTTAAACCGCCCGCCTGGGCGGCTGCGGCATTTGAATCCGGGCTGCGACAATCAACAGAGGAGGAGAAGAGTGACAGCAGAGCTGCGTAATCTCCCGCATATTGCCAGTATGGCCTTTAATGAGCCGCTGATGCTTGAACCCGCCTATGCGCGGGTTTTCTTTTGTGCGCTTGCAGGCCAGCTTGGGATCAGCCGCCTGACGGATGCGGTATCCGGCGACAGTCTGACTGCCGGAGAGGCACCCGCGACGCTGGCGTTATCCGGTGATGATGACGGACCACGACAGGCCCGCAGTTATCAGGTCATGAACGGCATCGCCGTGCTGCCGGTGTCCGGCACGCTGGTCAGCCGGACGCGGGCGCTGCAGCCGTATTCGGGGATGACCGGTTACAACGGCATTATCGCCCGTCTGCAACAGGCTGCCAGCGATCCGATGGTGGACGGCATTCTGCTCGATATGGACACGCCAGGCGGAATGGTGGCGGGAGCATTTGACTGCGCTGACATCATCGCCCGTGTGCGTGACATAAAACCGGTATGGGCGCTGGCCAACGACATGAACTGCAGTGCAGGTCAGCTGCTTGCCAGTGCTGCCTCCCGGCGTCTGGTCACGCAGACCGCCCGGACAGGCTCCATCGGCGTCATGATGGCTCACAGTAATTACGGTGCTGCGCTGGAGAAACAGGGTGTGGAAATCACGCTGATTTACAGCGGCAGCCATAAGGTGGATGGCAACCCCTACAGCCATCTTCTGGATGACGTCCGGGAGACACTGCAGTCCCGGATGGATGCAACCCGCCAGATGTTTGCGCAGAAGGTGTCGGCATATACCGGCCTGTCTGTGCAGGCTGTGCTGGATACCGAGGCTGCAGTGTACAGCGGTCAGGAGGCCATTGATGCCGGACTGGCTGATGAACTTGTTAACAGCACCGATGCGATCACCGTCATGCGTGATGCACTGGATGCACGTAAATCCCGTCTCTCAGGAGGGCGAATGACCAAAGAGACTCAATCAACAACTGTTTCAGCCACTGCTTCGCAGGCTGACGTTACTGGCGTGGTGCAAGCGACGGAGGGCGAGAACGCCAGCGCTGCGCAGCCGGACGTGAACGCGCAGATCACCGCAGCGGTTGCGGCAGAAAACAGTCGCATTATGGGGATCCTCAACTGTGAGGAGGCTCACGGACGCGAAGAACAGGCATGCGTGCTGGCCGAAACCCCCGGTATGACCGTGGAAACGGCCCGCCGTATTCTGGCCGCAGCACCACAGAGTGCACAGGCGCGCAGTGACACTGCGCTGGATCGTCTGATGCAGGGGGCACCGGCACCGCTGGCTGCAGGTAACCCGGCATCTGATGCCGTTAACGATTTGCTGAACACACCAGTGTAAGGGATGTTTATGACGAGCAAAGAAACCTTTACCCATTACCAGCCGCTGGGCAACAGTGACCCGGCTCATACCGCAACCGCGCCCGGCGGATTGAGTGCGAAAGCGCCTGCAATGACCCCGCTGATGCTGGACACCTCCACCCGTAAGCTGGTTGCGTGGGATGGCACCACCGACGGTGCTGCCGTTGGCATTCTTGCAGTTGCTGCTGACCAGACCAGCACCACACTGACGTTCTACAAGTCCGGCACGTTCCGTTATGAGGATGTGCTCTGGCCGGAGGCTGCCAGCGACGAGACGAAAAAACGGACCGCGTTTGCCGGAACGGCAATCAGCATCGTTTAACTTTACCCTTCATCACTAAAGGCCGCCTGTGCGGCTTTTTTTACGGGATTTTTTTTATGTCGATGTACACAACCGCCCAGCTGCTGGCGGCAAATGAGCAGAAATTTAAGTTTGATCCGCTGTTTCTGCGTCTCTTTTTCCGTGAGAGCTATCCCTTCACCACGGAGAAAGTCTATCTCTCACAAATTCCGGGACTGGTAAACATGGCGCTGTACGTTTCGCCGATTGTTTCCGGTGAGGTTATCCGTTCCCGTGGCGGATCCACCTCTGAATTTACGCCGGGATATGTCAAGCCGAAGCATGAGGTGAATCCGCAGATGACCCTGCGTCGCCTGCCGGATGAAGATCCGCAGAATCTGGCGGACCCGGCTTACCGCCGCCGTCGCATCATCATGCAGAACATGCGTGACGAAGAGCTGGCCATTGCTCAGGTCGAAGAGATGCAGGCCGTTTCTGCCGTGCTTAAGGGCAAATACACCATGACCGGTGAAGCCTTCGATCCGGTTGAGGTGGATATGGGCCGCAGTGCGGCGAATAACATCACGCAGTCCGGCGGCACGGAGTGGAGCAAGCGTGACAAGTCCACGTATGACCCGACCGACGATATCGAAGCCTACGCGCTGAACGCCAGCGGTGTGGTGAATATCATCGTGTTTGATCCGAAAGGCTGGGCGCTGTTCCGTTCCTTCAAAGCCGTCAAGGAGAAGCTGGATACCCGTCGTGGCTCTAATTCCGAGCTGGAGACAGCGGTGAAAGACCTGGGTAAAGCGGTGTCCTATAAGGGGATGTATGGCGATGTTGCCATCGTCGTGTATTCCGGACAGTACGTGGAAAACGGCGTCAAAAAGAACTTCCTGCCGGACAACACGATGGTGCTGGGGAACACTCAGGCACGCGGTCTGCGTACCTATGGCTGTATTCAGGATGCGGACGCACAGCGCGAAGGCATTAACGCCTCTGCCCGTTACCCGAAAAACTGGGTGACCACCGGCGATCCGGCGCGTGAGTTCACCATGATTCAGTCAGCACCGCTGATGCTGCTGGCTGACCCTGATGAGTTCGTGTCCGTACAACTGGCGTAATCGTGGCCCTTCGGGGCCATTTTCTCTCTGTGGAGGAGTCCATGACGAAAGATGAACTGATTGCCCGTCTCCGCTCGCTGGGTGAACAACTGAACCGTGATGTCAGTCTGACGGGGACGAAAGAAGAACTGGCGCTCCGTGTGGCAGAGCTGGAAGAGGAGCTTGATGACACGGGCGACACTGCCGGTCAGGATACCCCTCTCAGCCCGGAAAATGTGCTGACCGGGCATGAACATGAGGTGGTATCAGCGCAGCCGGATACCGTGATTCAGGATACGGCTGAACTGGTCACGGTCGTGGCACTGGTGACGCTGCATACTGATGCACTTCACGCCACGCGGGATGAACCTGTGGCATTTGTGCTGCCGGGAACGGCGTTCCGTGTCTCTGCCGGTGTGGCAGCTGAAATGACAGAGCGCGGCCTGGCCAGAATGCAATAACGGGAGGCGCTGTGGCTGATTTCGATAACCTGTTCGATGCTGCCATTGCCCGCACCGATGAAACGATACGCGGGTACATGGGAACGTCAGCCACCATGACATCCGGTGAGCAGTCCGGCGCAGTAATACGTGGTGTTTTTGATGACCCTGAAAATATCAGCTATGCCGGACAGGGCGTGCGCGTTGAAGGCTCCAGCCCGTCCCTGTTTGTCCGGACTGATGATGTGCGGCAACTGCGGCGTGGAGACACGCTGACCATCGGTGAGGAAAACTTCTGGATAGATCGTGTTTCGCCGGATGATGGCGGAAGCTGTCATCTCTGGCTTGGACGGGGCGTACCGCCTGCCGTTAACCGTCGCCGCTGAAAGGGGGATGTATGGCCATAAAAGGTCTTGAGCAGGCCGTTGAAAACCTCAGCCGTATCAGCAAAACGGCGGTGCCTGGTGCCGCCGCAATGGCCATTAACCGCGTTGCTTCATCCGCGATATCGCAGTCGGCGTCACAGGTTGCCCGTGAGACAAAGGTACGCCGGAAACTGGTAAAGGAAAGGGCCAGGCTGAAAAGGGCCACGGTTAAAAATCCGCAGGCCAGAATCAAGGTTAACCGGGGGGATTTGCCCGTAATAAAGCTGGGTAACGCGCGGATTGTCCTGTCCCGACGCAGGCGTCGTAAAAAGGGGCAGCGTTCAGCCCTGAAAGGTGGCGGCAGCGTGCTTGTGGTGGGAAACCGTCGTATTCCCGGCGCGTTTATTCAGCAACTGAAAAATGGCCGCTGGCATGTTATGCAGCGTGTGGCCGGGAAAAACCGTTACCCCATTGATGTGGTGAAAATCCCGATGGCGGTGCCACTGACCACGGCGTTTAAACAGAATATTGAACGGATACGGCGTGAGCGTCTTCCGAAAGAGCTGGGCTATGCGCTGCAGCATCAACTGAGAATGGTAATAAAGCGATGAAACATACTGAACTCCGTGCAGCCGTACTGGATGCACTGGAGAAGCATGACACCGGGGCGACGCTTTTTGATGGTCGCCCCGCTGTTTTTGATGAGGCGGATTTTCCGGCAATTGCCGTTTATCTCACCGGCGCTGAATACACGGGCGAAGAGCTGGACAGCGATACCTGGCAGGCGGAGCTGCATATTGAAGTTTTCCTGCCTGCTCAGGTGCCGGATTCAGAGCTGGATTCGTGGATGGAGTCCCGGATTTATCCGGTGATGAGCGATATTCCGGCACTGTCAGATTTGATCACCAGTATGGTGGCCAGTGGCTATGACTACCGACGCGACGATGATGCGGGCCTGTGGAGTTCAGCCGATCTGACGTATGTCATTACCTATGAAATGTGAGGACGATATGCCTGTACCAAATCCTACAATGCCGGTGAAAGGGGCCGGGACCACACTATGGGTTTATAAGGGGAACGGTGACCCTTATGCGAACCCGCTTTCAGACGTTGACTGGTCGCGTCTGGCAAAAGTTAAAGACCTGACGCCCGGCGAACTGACCGCTGAGTCCTATGACGACAGTTATCTCGATGATGAGGATGCGGACTGGACTGCGACCGGGCAGGGGCAGAAATCAGCCGGAGATACCAGCTTCACGCTGGCGTGGATGCCCGGAGAGCAGGGGCAGCAGGCGCTGCTGGCGTGGTTTAATGAAGGTGATACCCGTGCCTATAAAATCCGCTTCCCGAACGGCACGGTCGATGTGTTCCGTGGCTGGGTCAGCAGTATCGGTAAAGCGGTGACGGCGAAGGAAGTGATCACCCGCACGGTGAAGGTCACCAATGTGGGACGCCCGTCGATGGCAGAAGATCGCAGCACGGTAACAGCGGCCACCGGCATGACGGTAACGCCAGCCAGTGCTTCCGTAGTGAAAGGGCAGAGCACGACGCTGACCGTGGCATTCCAGCCGGAAGGCGCAACCGACAAGAGCTTCCGTGCGGTGTCAGCGGATAAAACAAAAGCCACCGTGTCGGTCAGTGGTATGACCATCACCGTGAACGGCGTTGCTGCAGGCAAGGTCAACATTCCGGTTGTATCCGGTAATGGTGAGTTTGCTGCGGTTGCAGAAATCACCGTCACCGCCAGTTAATCCGGAGAGTCAGCGATGTTCCTGAAAACAGAATCATTTGAACATAACGGCGTGACCGTCACGCTTTCTGAACTGTCAGCCCTGCAGCGTATTGAGCATCTTGCCTGGTTGAAAGAGCAGGAAAAAAAGGCTGAATCCAGCGGCAACCTGCAGGTGTCTGTAGAGGATCTTATCAGAGGCGGGGCGTTTCTGGTGGCGATGTCTCTGTGGCATAACCATCCGCAGAAGACAAAGCTGCCGTCCATGAATGAAGCCATTACGCAGATTGAGCAGGAAGTGCTTACCACCTGGCCCACGGAGGCAATTGCTCAGGCTGAAAACGTGGTGTTACGTCTGTCCGGAATGTCTGAGTTTGTGGTGAATAATTCCCCTGAACAGGCAGATGACGCCGGGCCTGCAGAGCCTGTTTCTGCGGGAAAGTGTTCGTCGGTGAGCTGAGTTTTGCCCTGAAACTGGCGCGTGAGATGGGGCGACCCGACTGGCGCGCCATGCTTGCCGGGATGTCATCCACGGAGTATGCCGACTGGCACCGCTTTTACAGTACCCATTATTTTCATGATGTTCTGCTGGATATGCACTTTTCCGGGCTGACGTACACCGTGCTCAGCCTGTTTTTCAGCGATCCGGATATGCATCCGCTGGATTTCAGTCTGCTTAACCGGCGCGAGGCTGACGAAGAGCCTGAAGATGATGTGCTGATGCAGAAAGCGGCAGGGCTTGCCGGAGGCGTTCGTTTTGGCCCGGACGGGAATGAAGTTATCCCCGCTTCCCCGTATGTGGCGGACATGATGGAGGATGACGTAATGCTGATGACAGTATCAGAAGGGATCGCAGGAGGAGTCCGGTATGGCTGAACCGGTAGGCGATCTGGTCGTTGATTTAAGTCTGGATGCGGCCAGATTTGACGAGCAGATGGCCAGAGTCAGGCGTCATTTTTCCGGTACGGAAAGTGATGCGAAAAAAACAGCGGCAGTCGTTGAACAGTCAATGAACCGGCAGGCGCTGGCTGCACAGAAAGCGGGGATTTCCGTCGGGCAGTATAAAGCTGCCATGCGTATGCTGCCTGCGCAGTTCACCGACGTGGCCACGCAGCTTGCAGGGGGGCAGAATCCGTGGCTCATCCTGCTGCAACAGGGTGGTCAGGTGAAGGACTCCTTCGGCGGGATGATCCCCATGTTCAGGGGGCTTGCCGGTGCGATCACCCTGCCGATGGTTGGTATCACTTCGCTGGCGGTGGCGACCGGTGCGCTGGCGTATGCCTGGTATCAGGGTGACTCAACCCTGTCCAATTTCAATAAAACGCTGGTCCTTTCCGGTAATCAGGCGGGACTGACGGCAGATCGTATGCTGGCCCTGTCCAGATCCGGGCAGGCGGCAGGGCTGACGTTTAACCAGACCAGCGAGTCACTGACGGCGCTGGTGAATGCCGGTGTGCGTGGTGGTGAGCAGTTTGAGGCAATCAGCCAGAGTGTGGCGCGTTTCTCCTCTGCATCCGGCGTGGAGGTGGACAAGGTCGCTGAAGCCTTCGGGAAGCTGACCACTGACCCGACGTCTGGGTTGACGGCGATGGCGCGCCAGTTCCATAACGTGACGGCGGAACAGATTGCGTATGTTGCTCAGTTGCAGCGTTCCGGCGATGGGGCCGGGGCATTGCAGGCGGCGAACGAGGCCGCAACGAAAGGGTTTGATGACCAGACCCGTAAACTGAAAGATAACATGGGTACGCTGGAGACCTGGGCAGACAAGACTGCACAGGCATTCAAATCCATGTGGGATGCGGTGCTGGATATTGGTCGCCCGGACTCCTCTGCAGATATGCTCGCCAAAGCTGAAAAGGCTTTTGATGAAGCGGATAAAAAATGGCAGTGGTATCAGAGCCGAAGCCACCGGCGCGGTAAAACGTCAGCATTTCTTGCCAATCTCCGGGGGGCATGGGAGAAGAGAGAGAATGCGCGACTTGGGCTTTCAGCCGCCACGTTGCAGGCAGATCTTGAAAAGGCCAGTGAGATGGCAGCAAAAGATCGGGCCGAGTCTGAGGCATCACGGCTGAAATATACCGAAGAGGCGCAGAAGGCTTACGAACGCCTGCAGACACCGCTGGAGAAATATACCGCCCGCCAGGAGGAACTGAATAAGGCACTGAAAGACGGAAAAATCCTGCAGGCAGATTACAACACGCTGATGGCGGCGGCGAAAAAGGACTATGAAGCGACGCTGAAAAAGCCGAAGCAGTCCGGCGTGAAAGTGTCTGCGGGCGATCGTCAGGAAGACAGTGCTCATGCTGCCCTGCTGACGCTTCAGGCAGAACTCCGGACACTGGAGAAGCATGCCGGAGCGAATGAGAAAATCAGCCAGCAGCGCCGGGATTTGTGGAAGGCGGAAAGTCAGTTCGCGGTACTGGAGGAGGCGGCGCAACGTCGCCAGCTGTCCGCACAGGAGAAATCCCTGCTGGCGCATAAAGATGAGACGCTGGAGTACAAACGCCAGCTGGCTGCACTTGGCGATAAGGTCACGTATCAGGAGCACCTGAACGCGCTGGCGCAGCAGGCGGATAAATTCGCACAGCAGCAACGGGCAAAACGGGCAGCCATTGAGGCGAAAAACCGGGGGCTGACTGACCGGCAGGCAGCGCGGGACGCCACGGAACAGCGCCTGAAGGAACAGTATGGCGATAATCCGCTGGCGCTGAATAACGTCATGTCAGAGCAGAAAAAGACCTGGGCGGCTGAAGACCAGCTTCGCGGGAACTGGATGGCAGGCCTGAAGTCCGGCTGGAGTGAGTGGGAAGAGAGCGCCACGGACAGTATGTCGCAGGTAAAAAGTGCAGCCACGCAGACCTTTGATGGTATTGCACAGAATATGGCGGCGATGCTGACCGGCAGTGAACAGAACTGGCGCAGCTTCACCCGTTCCGTGCTGTCCATGATGACAGAAATTCTGCTTAAGCAGGCAATGGTGGGGATCGTCGGGAGTGTCGGCAGTGTCATTGGCGGTGCATCAGCGTCAGGCGGTACAGCCATTCAGGCATCTGCGGCGAAATTCCATTTTGCGACCGGAGGATTTACGGGAACCGGCGGCAAATATGAGCCAGCGGGGATTGTTCACCGTGGTGAATTTGTCTTCACGAAGGAGGCAACCAGCCGGATTGGCGTGGGGAATCTTTACCGGCTTATGCGCGGCTATGCCACCGGCGGTTATGTCGGTACACCGGGCAGCATGGCGGACAGTCGGTCGCAGGCGTCCGGGACGTTTGAGCAGAATAACCATGTGGTGATTAACAACGACGGCACGAACGGTCAGATAGGGCCACAGGCGCTGAAGGCTGTTTATGACGTAGCCCGTAAGGCGGCAATGGATGTTGTGACCGGGCAGATGCGTGATGGTGGTCTGTTCTCCGGAGGTGGACGATGAAAACCTTCCGCTGGAAAGTGAAACCCGGTATGGATGTGGCTTCGGCCCCTTCTGTAAGAAAGGTGCGCTTTGGTGATGGCTATTCCCAGCGAGCGCCTGCCGGGCTGAATGCCAACCTGAAAACGTACAGCGTGACGCTTTCTGTTCCCCGTTGGGAGGCCGCGGCGCTGGAGTCGTTTCTGGAAGAGCACGGGGGCTGGAAAGCCTTTCTGTGGACGCCGCCTTATGAGTGGCGGCAGATAAAGGTGACCTGCGCAAAATGGTCGTCGCGGGTCAGTATGCTGCGTGTTGAGTTCAGCGCAGAGTTTGAACAGGTGGTGAACTGATGCAGGATATCCGGCAGGAAACACTGAATGAATGCACCCGTGCGGAGCAGTCGGCCAGCGTGGTGCTCTGGGAAATCGACCTGACAGAGGTCGGTGGAGAACGTTATTTTTTCTGTAATGAGCAGAACGAAAAAGGTGAGCCGGTCACCTGGCAGGGGCGACAGTATCAGCCGTATCCCATTCAGGGGAGTGGTTTTGAACTGAATGGCAAAGGCACCAGTACGCGCCCCACGCTGACGGTTTCTAACCTGTACGGTATGGTCACCGGGATGGCGGAAGACCTGCAGAGTCTGGTCGGCGGAACGGTGGTCAGGCGTAAGGTTTATGCCCGTTTTCTGGATGCGGTGAACTTCGTCAACGGAAACAGCGACGCCGATCCGGAGCAGGAGGTGATCAGCCGCTGGCGCATCGAGCAGTGCAGCGAACTGAGCGCGGTCAGTGCCTCTTTTGTACTGTCCACGCCGACGGAAACGGATGGTGCCGTTTTTCCGGGGCGCATCATGCTTGCTAATACCTGCACCTGGACCTATCGCGGTGATGAGTGCGGTTATCACGGTCCGGCGGTCGCGGATGAATATGACCAGCCGACATCCGAAATCACGAAGGATAAATGCAGCAAATGCCTGAGTGGCTGTAAGTTCCGCAATAATGTCGGCAACTTTGGCGGCTTCCTTTCCATTAACAAACTTTCGCAGTAAATCCCATGACAGAGACAGAATCAGCGATTCTGGCGCACGCCCGGCGATGTGCGCCAGCGGAGTCGTGCGGCTTCGTGGTGAGAACGTCGGAAGGGGAAAGATATTTTCCCTGCGTGAATATCTCCGGTGAGCCGGAGGATTATTTCCGGATGTCGCCGGAGGACTGGCTGCGGGCAGAGATGCAGGGTGAGATTGTGGCGCTGGTCCACAGCCACCCCGGTGGCCTGCCCTGGCTGAGTGAGGCTGACCGGCGGCTGCAGGTGCAGAGTGATTTGCCATGGTGGCTGGTCTGCCGGGGGGCGATTCATAAATTCCGCTGTGTGCCGCATCTTACCGGGCGGCGCTTTGAGCACGGGGTGACGGATTGTTACACGCTGTTCCGGGACGCTTACCATCTGGCGGGGATTGAGATGCCGGATTTTCATCGTGAGGATGACTGGTGGCGTAACGGCCAGAATCTCTATCTGGATAATCTGGAGGCCACAGGGCTGTATCAGGTGCCGTTGTCATCAGCACAACCGGGTGATGTGCTGCTGTGCTGTTTTGGTTCATCGGTGCCGAATCATGCCGCCATTTACTGTGGTGACGGCGAGCTGCTGCACCATATTCCTGAACAACTGAGTAAACGAGAGAGGTATACCGACAAATGGCAGCAACGCACACACTCCCTCTGGCGTCACCGGGCATGGCGCGAATCTGCCTTTACGGGGATTTACAACGATTTGGCCGCCGCATCGACCTGCGTGTGAAAACGGGGGCCGAAGCAGTCCGGGCGCTGACCACACAGCTTCCGGCGTTTCGTCAGAAACTGAGCGACGGCTGGTATCAGGTACGTATTGCCGGGCGTGATGCAGGTGAAACTGAATTATCAGCCCGTCTTAATGAACCGCTGGCAAATGGTGCCGTGATCCACATTGTGCCGCGTCTGGCGGGAGCCAAAAGTGGCGGGGGTCTTTTTCAGGCTGTGCTGGGGGCGGCGCTGATTGCGGTGGCATGGTGGAACCCTGCAGGTTGGTTGGGGGCTGCCGCAATTACAGGAATGTATGGTGCGGGGGCCAGTATGGTGCTCGGTGGTGTGGCGCAGATGCTGGCACCGAAAGCCAGAACTCCCCGTACACAGACAACGGATAACGGCAAACAGAACACCTATTTCTCCTCACTGGATAACATGGTTGCCCAGGGCAATGTTCTGCCGGTTCTGTACGGTGAAATGCGCGTGGGGTCACGGGTGATTTCGCAGGAGATCAGCACGGCAGATGAAGGAGATGGTGGTCAGGTTGTGGTGATTGGTCGTTGATGCAGAATGTTTTGTGTGAAACCGCCTCAGGGCGGTTTTGTCGTTTCTGGAGCGTGAGGAATGGGTAAAGGCAGCAGTAAGGGGCATACCCCGCGCGAAGCGAAGGACAACCTGAAATCATCCCAGATGCTGAGCGTGATAGACGCCATCAGTGAAGGGCCGATTGAAGGTCCGGTGGACGGATTAAAAAGTGTGCTGCTGAACAGTACGCCGGTGCTGGACAGTGAGGGGAATACCAATATCTCCGGTGTCACGGTGGTGTTCCGGGCAGGTGAGCAGGAGCAGACACCGCCGGAGGGATTTGAATCCTCCGGCTCCGAGACGGTGCTGGGTACGGAAGTGAAGTACGACACGCCGATTACCCGGACCATCACGTCTGCAAACATCGACCGTCTGCGCTTTACCTTCGGTGTGCAGGCACTGGTGGAAACCACCTCAAAGGGGGACCGGAATCCGTCGGAAGTCCGCCTGCTGGTTCAGATACAGCGTAACGGTGGCTGGGTGACGGAAAAAGACATCACCATTAAAGGCAAAACCACCTCGCAGTATCTGGCCTCGGTGGTGGTGGATAACCTGCCGCCGCGCCCGTTTAATATCCGGATGCGCAGGATGACGCCGGACAGCACCACAGACCAGCTGCAGAACAAAACGCTCTGGTCGTCATACACCGAAATCATCGATGTGAAACAGTGCTACCCGAACACGGCACTGGTCAGCGTACAGGTGGACTCGGAGCAGTTCGGCAGCCAGCAGGTGAGTCGTAATTATCATCTTCGCGGGCGCATTCTGCAGGTGCCGTCGAACTATAACCCGCAGACGCGACAATACAGCGGTATCTGGGACGGAACGTTTAAGCCAGCATACAGCAACAACATGGCCTGGTGTCTGTGGGATATGCTGACCCATCCGCGCTACGGCATGGGGAAGCGTCTCGGTGCGGCGGATGTGGACAAATGGGCGCTGTATGTCATCGGCCAGAATTGCGACCAGTCGGTGCCGGATGGCTTTGGTGGCACGGAGCCGCGCATCACCTGTAATGCCTGGCTGACCACACAGCGCAAGGCGTGGGATGTGCTCAGTGATTTCTGCTCGGCGATGCGCTGTATGCCGGTATGGAACGGGCAGACGCTGACGTTCGTGCAGGACCGACCATCAGATAAGGTGTGGACCTATAACCGCAGTAATGTGGTGATGCCGGATGATGGCGCGCCGTTCCGCTACAGCTTCAGCGCCCTGAAGGACCGCCATAATGCCGTTGAGGTGAACTGGATTGACCCGAACAACGGCTGGGAGACGGCGACAGAGCTTGTTGAAGATACGCAGGCCATTGCCCGTTACGGTCGTAACGTCACGAAGATGGATGCCTTTGGCTGTACCAGCCGGGGGCAGGCGCACCGCGCCGGGCTGTGGCTGATTAAAACGGAACTGCTGGAAACGCAGACCGTGGACTTCAGCGTGGGTGCGGAAGGGCTTCGCCATGTACCGGGGGATGTCATTGAAATCTGTGATGATGACTATGCGGGTATCAGCATCGGCGGGCGCGTGCTGGCGGTGAACAGCCAGACCCGGACGCTGACGCTCGACCGTGAAATCACGCTGCCATCCTCCGGTACCACGCTGATAAGTCTGGTTGACGGAAGTGGCAATCCGGTCAGCGTGGAGGTTCAGTCCGTCACCGACGGCGTGAAGGTAAAAGTGAGCCGTGTTCCTGACGGTGTTGCTGAATACAGCGTATGGGGGCTGAAGCTGCCGACGCTGCGCCAGCGCCTGTTCCGCTGCGTGAGTATCCGTGAGAACGACGACGGCACGTATGCCATCACCGCCGTGCAGCATGTGCCGGAAAAAGAGGCCATCGTGGATAACGGGGCGCACTTTGACGGCGACCAGAGCGGCACGGTGAATGGTGTCACGCCGCCTGCGGTGCAGCACCTGACTGCCGAAGTCACCTCAGACAGCGGGGAGTATCAGGTGCTGGCGCGCTGGGATACGCCGAAGGTGGTGAAGGGGGTGAGCTTTATGCTTCGCCTGACCGTGGCAGCGGATGACGGCAGTGAGCGGCTGGTCAGCACGGCCAGGACGACGGAAACCACATACCGCTTCAGGCAACTGGCGCTGGGGCGTTACACGCTGACGGTCCGGGCGGTAAATGCGTGGGGACAGCAGGGCGATCCGGCATCGGTATCGTTCCGGATTGCCGCACCGGCAGCGCCGTCGCGGATTGAGCTGACGCCGGGCTATTTTCAGATAACTGCCACGCCGCATCTTGCGGTTTATGATCCGACGGTACAGTTTGAGTTCTGGTTCTCGGAAAAGCGGATTACCGATATCAGGCAGGTTGAGACCACAGCCCGCTATCTTGGTACGGCGCTGTACTGGATAGCTGCCAGTATCAATATCAAACCGGGCCATGATTATTACTTTTATATCCGCAGTGTGAACACCGTTGGCAAATCGGCATTCGTGGAGGCTGTTGGTCAGCCGAGCGATGATGCGGAAGGTTACCTGGATTTTTTCAAAGGCCAGATAACCGAATCCCATCTCGGCAAGGAGCTGCTGGAAAAAGTCGAGCTGACGGAGGATAACGCCAGCAAACTGGAGGAGTTTTCGAAAGAGTGGAAGGACGCCAACGATAAATGGAATGCCATGTGGGGCGTCAAAATTGAGCAGACCGAAGACGGCAGGCATTATGTCGCGGGGCTTGGCCTTAGTATGGAGGATACGGAGGAAGGCAAACTGAGCCAGTTCCTGGTTGCCGCTAACCGTATCGCGTTTATTGACCCGGCAAACGGGAATGAAACGCCGATGTTTGTGGCGCAGGGCAACCAGATATTCATGAACGAAGTGTTCCTGAAGTATCTGACGGCTCCCACCATTACCAGTGGCGGCAATCCTCCGGTATTTTCCCTGACACCGGACGGGCGGCTGACGGCGAAAAATGCCGATATCAGCGGTAACGTGAATGCGAACTCCGGGACGCTCAATAATGTCACGATTAACGAGAACTGTCGGGTTCTGGGAAAACTGTCCGCGAACCAGATTGAAGGCGATCTCGTTAAAACAGTGGGCAAAGCTTTCCCCCGGGACTCCCGTGCACCGGAGCGGTGGCCATCAGGGACTATTACCGTCAGGGTTTATGACGATCAGTCGTTTGACCGGCAAATTGTTATTCCAGCGGTGGCTTTCTGCGGTGCCAGACATGAGCGGGAGAATAGCGATACTTATTCGTCATGCCGCCTGATAGTGAAGAAAAACGGGGCTGAAATTTATAACCGAACGGCTCTGGATAATACTCTGATTTACACGGGTGTTATTGATATGCCTGCAGGCAGTGGTGTAATGACACTGGAGTTTTCTGTATCAGCATGGTGGGTAAATGGTTGGTATCCCACAGCAAGTATCAGCGATTTGCTGGTTGTTGTGATGAAGAAAGCCACTGCAGGCATCAGTATCAGCTGAATTTTATAACCCCAATACGGGCGTCAGAAATGACGCCTTTTTTATTGCAGAAAAGCGAGAGGTAATTATGCGTAAATTATGTGCTGTTATTCTGTCCGCAGTAGTCTGGCTGGTTGCCGCTGGTACGCCAGCGAGCGCAGCAGAGCATCAGTCCACACTAAGCGCCGGGTATCTTCAGACCCATACTGATATGCCAGGCAGTGATGACCTGAAGGGCATTAACGTGAAATACCGTTATGAATTTACGGACACGCTGGGGCTGGTGACGTCATTCAGTTATGCAGGATACAAGAATCGTCAGCTGACCCGTTACAGCGATACCCGCTGGCATAAAGATTCCGTGCGTAACCGCTGGTTCAGCGTGATGGCGGGGCCGTCTGTGCGCGTGAATGAATGGTTCAGCGCGTATGCGATGGCGGGTATGGCTTACAGCCGTGTTTCGACTTTTTCCGGGGATTACCTCCGCGTAACTGACAACAAGGGGAAAACGCACGATGTGCTGACCGGAAGTGATGACGGTCGCCACAGCAACACGTCTCTGGCGTGGGGAGCTGGCGTGCAGTTTAACCCGACCGAATCCGTGGCCATTGATATTGCTTATGAAGGCTCCGGCAGTGGTGACTGGCGCACTGACGGTTTCATCGTGGGTGTCGGTTATAAGTTCTGATTAGCCAGGTAACACAGTGTTATGACAGCCCGCCGGTTCAGGCGGGCTTTTTTGTGGAGTGGATATGGCAGCAGTAAAAATCTCAGGTGTGCTGAAAGATGGTGCGGGAAAACCAATACAGAACTGCACTATTCAACTGAAGGCAAAGCGTAACAGCACCACGGTACTGGTGAACACGGTGGCCTCTGAAAATCCGGATGAAGCCGGGCGTTACAGCATGGATGTTGAGTATGGCCAGTACAGCGTTATCCTGCTGGTTGAAGGTTTTCCGCCTTCACATGCCGGGACCATCACCGTGTATGAAGATTCTAAGCCGGGGACGCTGAATGATTTTCTCGGTGCCATGACGGAAGATGATGTCATGCCGGAGGCATTGCGTCGTTTTGAGGAAATGGTGGAAGAAGCGGCACGCAACGCTGAAGCCGCCTCTCAGAGCGCAGCGGCGGCAAAGAAATCCGAAACAGCAGCGGCATCATCGAAGAACGCGGCGAAAACCTCAGAAACGAACGCAGCTAACAGCGCACAGGCGGCAGCGGCCTCACAGACTGCATCGACAAACTCCGCGACTGCAGCCAAAAAATCAGAAACCAACGCGAAAAACAGTGAGACAGCCGCAAAGACGAGCGAAACCAACGCGAAGTCCAGCCAGACGGCAGCGAAAACCAGCGAAACGAATGCCAAAGCCAGTGAAACTGCGGCGAAAAGCAGTCAGGATGCAGCAGCTGAAAGCGAGAGTGCGGCGGCCGGTTCTGCGACTTCAGCAGCCGGATCAGCAACTGCTGCGGCTAACAGCCAGAAAGCTGCGAAGACGAGTGAAACTAACGCAAAGTCCAGCCAGACAGCAGCGAAGACCAGCGAAACGAATGCCAAAGCCAGCGAAACTGCGGCGAAAAGCAGTCAGGATGCAGCAGCCGAAAGCGAGAGTGCTGCAGCTGGTTCTGCAAGTGCGGCGGCTGCTTCTGCCACTGCATCAGCTAACAGTCAAAAAGCAGCAAAAACCAGTGAAACCAACGCAAAGGCGAGCGAAACAGCGGCTGCGAACTCAGCGAAAGCATCGGCAGCAAGCCAGACGGCAGCTAAAGCAAGCGAAGATGCAGCCAGAGAGTACGCAAGCCAGGCTGCGGAGCCGTATAAATATGTCTTACAGCCGTTACCTGAGGTGTGGATACCGTTTAACGATTCACTGGATATGATTACCGGGTTTGCTCCTGGATATAAGAGCATCACAGTTGGTGACGATGTTATTGCATTGCCGTCTGAAAAGGTTGTTTCATTTACCAGGGCGTCAACTGCAACGTATATAGATAAGTCTGGGTGTTTTGCTGAATCAGCGATAAATGAACCACGTTTTGAAAAAGATGGTCTGCTCATTGAAGGTCAGAGAACGAATACTTTTTCTTATACGAATACACCAGTATCGTGGAACTATGACACTGCTAACTTAACTATTACCACGGGAGTTGATGAGTATGGTTTCAGTTATGGTTTGTTTGGCGTTAAAGAAACATCCACAACTGAAAGGGCGACATTAATTTCTACTGGATATACCAGGGTTATTTCAGTTTCGGCAAATGAATCAGTTACTTTATCCTGCAGAGTTAAAAAAGTAAGTGGGGATGGTATTATCACGTTGCGTCCAAGAATATCATATGTTAACGACGATGGCTCAAGTAACACACTGACCGCTGGCGCATATATTGATTGCGAGACTGGCGATATGTTGAGTTATTCTGGAGGTGAGGCGGCAACTTATAACATATTCAGAGAGTCTAATGGATGGATTCGTGTTGAGTTTACCTACAAATCACCAGAAGCAAAAAATATGTATGGGCGTTTTGAGTTTGGAGCACATCAACGATCAATCAAGTCTGGCGATAAATTAATGTTAACAACCCCTCAATTCGAAAAGGGACTAAACGCGTCATCTTTTATCATCACAACAGAGGTCGGTGCCACGAGAGCAAGTGACCAGGTAATCATACCTATACCTTTCAATTGGGCAACTCCACCAGTTAGTGTTCTCATGGAAGTTAATGTTAATTGGGATTCTGAAATGCCTAATTTAGAAGGCTCTGCGCGTTTGCTTAATATCTCAATTACAGGGGCGACGACTGAAGTTTCTGATGAAAGTTATATGTATTTTGGTTTTACCACTCGTGGTAAAAGGCTAATTATCACCAATGGCAAAGGAACAAAAACAGAATATAAAGCATATGGGAATAGAGAGAAAAGGAAATTTGTTACTGGCTTTAAGTTTACAGAAGATAAACAGTTGCAGGTTGTTGTTGATGGAATTTTAGGTGGCAGCTCCCCGTCTCTGCATACATTGCAACGTTATACTGCCGGTAATATTAATATCGGTGGACAATCATCCAGTGGCAACAGACACCTGTTCGGTCATGTGAAAAATTTACGCATTTGGCATAAAGAATTAACTGAGGCACAAATGGGGGAGTCAATCTAATGAAAGATTTAACACTCAAATTTGAAGACAGGGCCGACTTTTCGGCCTTTATGGAGAGTATTGGCTATTATGATGACGAGTCGATGCAGGATGATATTCTTATCGACGTGATAGGTAACGTGTACAAAGAAACCGGAGAACTGACTGAAGATGGCGAACCGGTATGTGTTAAGGAAGACGGATATTTTGTAAACGTGCGCATCATTAATGATTCGCAAATATCGTCATTATTCGATGAATACGTGGTTGCTGTTGAGCATCAACTTCGTGGCTGGATGTGAGGAAGAAAAATGGCTACATCGACAGTAATTCCTGATGACATCAAAACGCTAAAATCCGACGTTAGCAAATTAAAAAACGATCAAGGAAGCTACGCAACAAAATTATATGTAGACAGCAAAGATGAAATCGTTGGTGACTGGTCTGCTTCATGGTATCAGCAGGTATTGCCAACTAGCGGAGCTATATTTGGGAGAAAACTCCGCTCAACTCACAGGACGGCAGGTGTTGAGGATGCGTATTGCGAACTATACCTCAAAAAATGGATAGACAGTCCAGGTAACGCAATGGCGCGCCTTAACCTGAACGATAACGGGACAAACATTTGCTGGGACTTTACCAACCTTTATGGCGGTACGATGATTTTTCCCGGTGACAGCGGATACCTCAAAATGGGTAACTGCCTTATGTCATACAGCAAGCGTGGAAGTAACGCGCTTATTAAATTTGATTACACCGACACATTACAGATCAAATATGCCAATCATGGGTCAACCATGACATTAAACACACAGGGAACCGCTTATGCTGGTGTTACTGCTCAATTGTGGGGCAACTCCAGCCGTCCTGTTGTTTATGAAGTCGGTGTTGATGGTGGCGCTTATATGTTCTATGCGCAGAAAAATACCGATAACACCTATATGTTAAGCGTTAATGGTGCATGTCATGCCACCGCATTTAACCAGCATTCCGACCGGGATCTGAAAGACAACATTCAGGTGATCGATAATGCAACCGACCGCATCCGTAAAATGAACGGCTATACATACACGCTTAAAGAAAACGGTATGCCCTATGCTGGTGTCATTGCACAGGAAGCTCTGGAAGCAATCCCAGAAGTTGTAGGTTCCGCAATGAAATATCAGGACGGTGCGAGCGGATCGGAAGGTGAAGAAGGTGAACGTTATTACACAGTAGATTATTCTGGTGTTACTGGCTTGCTTGTTCAGGTAGCCAGAGAGTCAGACGACAGAATAACAGCACTGGAAGAAGAAAACGCAGAATTAAGACAAAGATTATCTGCAATTGAGGCGGCGCTTGCGTCTAAATAATATTAAGGGGCCGAGCGCCCCGTTTTATTGGGTAGGATGAAAATGGATATAACACCTTTCCTTCATGCGCTTTGTGCTGTGGCTGCGCAGCTACTGATTGGTCTTTTTACCGGGAACTGGGCTTACGGGGCGATAGCCGGTTGTACGTTCTTCATTGCGCGTGAACACACCCAGGCAGAATATCGCTGGATCGAAATGTTCGGGCATGGCAAGCGAATGAATATGCCGTGGTGGGGCGGTTTTGATACACGTGCATGGGATGTGGCAAGCCTGATGGATTTTGCTGTGCCGGTGGTGGCGTGTCTGCTGGTCTGGCTGTTGGTTAATCGTGGGTGA